ATGCCGCGTTGACGGTCGAGGGCGTGCAGCGCGTCGAGATCGTTTCGCCGGTCGTCTCGATCGTGTGTGATCTGACGCAAGCGGCGTTCTGCACGTCAATCGACGTGACCCATGCCGGCTATGATGAATAGCCTCCTTCCGCCTAACGCAACGCGGCTGGAACGCGCACTAGAGGTCGGCGGTGCGCGCATCGTCGACGTTCACGCGCCTGCGAACATCGATGATCCGATGACCTGTCCAGCGGTGCTGCTGCCGTGGCTCGCATGGGGCCTGTCAGTCGACACATGGGACGCCGAATGGTCCGAGCAGGACAAGCGCGTCGCGGTCGCCACCTCGATCGCGCTCCACCGGCACAAGGGCACGCGCCTGTCGGTCGAGACGGTGCTCGGCCGCTTCGATCATCTAGCGCGCCTGGTCGAATGGCACGAAGCCGAGCCGCGCCGTCCCGCCCATACCTTCGATGTCATCCTGCCGATGGTTACCGGCGACGGCGTCGCGGCCGGCGGGCGCCGCGCGTCCGCTGCGTTTGCGGAGTCGATCATCCGCGAAGTCGGGCGCGTGAAGCCGCTGCGCGAACACATGCGCCTCGTGCAGCAGGTCGCCGCGGCCGGCGCGATCGGCCTTCAGGGCGTGATCCGTGCCCTTTCCTACACACGCAATGACGCAATTATGACGGTCGATACATCGCCCGATTGGGCAGCCTACCTCCAGACCGAGGATGGCGAGCCGATCGAGGACGGCGCGACCGGCACCTTTCTGGATACCCGGCCATGATCGCACTGAAGCTCGTAATGACGACCGCCGGTCTCGGCCGCTTCACCGCGGCCCAGACTGACAATGGCGTCGATTTGACCGTTACGGAAGTTGGCTTTTCGAACGCCGCGTTCGTTGCCGCACCAACCCTAACCGCTCTCCCCGGCGAATTTCGACGCATCGATACCGTCTCGGGTTCTGCGGTCGGCGACAACATCGTGCACATGACGGTGCAGGACGATGCCGAGATCAGCTACAGCGTGCGCGGGTTCGGCCTCTGGCTCGGTGACGGTACGCTGTTCGCTACCTACAGCCAGGCTGACCCGATCGTGGAGAAGGCAACCGGCTCGATGCTGGCGCTGGCGATCGACATCGCCTTTCCCGACGCCGGCGTCGAAAACGTCACGTTCGGCAGCACCGATTTCCTCAACCCGCCCGCGACGACCGAGAAGAAGGGCGTCGTGGAGCTGGCAACATATGCCGAGGCAGATGCCGGCGACACCGCCCGTGTAACGACCGGTGCAGTCGTAACTGCGATGATCGCCGCCGCGATCGCCTCGGTATCGGAGGCGATCGACGGCATCCTTGCAAGGACCATCTACGGCTATGGATTGGTAAAGGGCGGCGGGTCGCTTGGTACGAACCTCTCCTTCACCGTCGATACGGCAACAGCCGAACAGGTCCGCGCCGGTGTCGCGATCGACCGCGCGATCACCCCGGCCGCGTTGATCGCCGCGGGCGTGATCTTCGTCGCGGAGACGCGCGTGGACGGTAACAGCCGCTATCGCCGCTTCTCGGATGGCACGATCGAGATGTCTGGCATCAGCCCGTTGCCGGGAAGCGAAGCGGCCTTCACACTCGATTTCCCATGGCCGTTCACCGTCGCCTGCGATGGCATTTGGGCGACGATCATCAACAGCGCGCAGACCAACGACGGGCAATCAACCGTCCAGGAGGTCGCGCTGGCGACCGACCGCGCGCTGCTCTTCGCTCAAAATCACAAGACGCCAACCGCTGACGCTGCCGGCGGCTTCCGCTGGTTCGCGCGCGGCCGGTAACATCAAAGGATCCTCATCGTGGCCAAGATCACTCAGCTTCCTCCGGTCGCCGCCCTAACCGGCAACGAAATGCTGCCGATGCTTCAGGGCAACCAGATGGTGCGTGCGTCGCCCGCACAGGTGGCCGAACTGATGAACGCGGACTCCCGTCCGCGCACGCTCGCGGACGCGGCGCGCAACCACATGCTGTTCCTGCGCAGCTCGACGTATTTCAACGGGGGCGTCAATCAAACCGGGGCGGTGAAGATCGGTCTGCCCGTTGGGATCGATGCGCGTGAAATCACGCTGCGCATATTGGTGCGCGATCATTACGGGTTTCTGATCTTCCACGTCGGCGGTCGCAACGACGCCGGCTGGAACTATCAGACGGCGCGCGTTGAGGGGCAGCACAGGATCCTCGCAGAGCATCCCGTCAGCTTCGGCAACGACGGGACGCGCGATTGTATCTGGATCGGCAACACGAGCTATTCCTATTGGGATAACCTGACGGTCATGATCCTCGAGGCGACGTTAAACGGCCTGGTCATTACCGAAACATGGATGAATGACTGGTTCGTCGGTCTCACGACGACGATCGAGAACATCTATGTCGGCCCGATCGCGACGCATCTCCCGGTCACGACGCAGTATATCGACATCGACACGGCGCGCGTGTCGCAGGCGCTCGGCATGGGCGCTGGCTGCGGCACCGCCCCGGCCGCCTACAACGTCACCAGCGGGCCGTTTGCGGGCGGGGCTCTGACGACCGGATTCAACAACACGCTGGACGGCATGCAGGCCGGCGCCTCGCTGACGACGGGCTCCGCCAATTTCGCTGGCGGAACGCAGGCGCTCCAATATGCGACGACCGCCGTGCAAAATACCGCAATCAATATTCATGCCCTGCTCTCGCTGATCGACGGCATCGGAAATACCGCCATCGCGCCGGGGGCGATGGAGTACCTTCTTCACGGCAACTACAACACGGCGATATCGCCCTATGCGCTTCGGGATGTGCAGGGGGATGGCAATGTCGCGCTCGGCAACCGTGCCGGCATGCTGTGGACCGGCAGCGACCGCCTGTTCATCGCGACCAACGAGAACGAGGAATTGATCGGCGGCGACTTCAAGGCGCGCTGGGTCAAGGTCAACGGTGCCCTGGCCAGCGAGGGACTGAACCCGCTGCTGGACAACGCCTATGCGCTGGGGTCCGGTACGCTGCGGTATTCCGCAATCTACGTGGCGTCCGGACAGATTAGCACCTCCGACGAACGTCAGAAAACCCCTCCCGAGGCGATCCCCGCCAAATGGCTCGACGCTTGGGGTGAGGTCGAATGGTCACGCTACAAGTTCAAGGGCGGCACGCGTTGGCACGCCGGCCTCGTGGCGCAGAACGTCCACGCAGCCTTCGCACGGCACGGCATCGACGCGTTCGAGATCGGGCTCATGTGCTACGACGAATGGGACGAAGAGACCGCGCCCGTCACGCAGGACAAGACCGTCGTCAAGACATGGATGGAGCCGGTCCTGAAGGACGAACCCATCCAGCTGGTCGAGATCGGCCGCACTGAGGATGACAAGCCGATCCTCGGCATCGCCAAGCCGGCCGACCCCGAGATGGTCGAGCGCAGCAAGGAAATCGTTCAGCGGGTCGAGACTGGCGGTACGGTCACTGTGCGTGAGGCGGGCAATATGTGGGGGCTGCGCTACGACGAATGCCAGGCGATCGAAGCGGCATGGCAGCGACGTGAGATTGCGCGGCAGCGGGCGCGCAGTGACGCGCTCGAAGCCCGCCTGGCGCTGTTGGAGAAAGCGGCCTGATACCCTGGCTCTTGTAGAAAGCGTTTCTACAAGAGCCAGCCCTCGCCTCTCCGAACGTCCCGCGCATGGTCGCGGGCATGGCCGAAACTGCCGACATTCAGCGTCTCATTGGCGACCTGGCGCGCGAAGGTACCATCGTGTCGATCGATCTCGACGCCGGCACCGCTCGCGTCCGGTTCGCAGAAGAGCTGACGACGGGCGATATTCCGTGGCTTGCAAGCCGCGCTGGATCCACGCGCACTTGGTCGCCACCCGCCATCGGCGAACAGGTGGTTGTTCTTGCCCCCGAGGCTGACACGGCGCGCGGAATGATCATTGGCAGTTTGTCGAGTGATGCACACCCCCATCCGGCGAACGACGCCTCGACGCTGACCGAATACGAGGACGGCGCGCGGATCGGCTACGATCCGAGGTCGCACGCCTTAACCGCCATTCTTCCGAGCGGCGCAACTGTCCGGATCGACGCTGACGGTGGGCTGTCGTTCAAGGGCGACCTGACGGTCGACGGCGATATCAAATCGACCGGTACCATTGCGGCCGACAACGACGTCGTCGGGGCCGGCAAGAGCCTGAAGAACCACGTACACCTTGGCGTTCAGGCTGGCGGCGCACTGTCGGGTAAGCCGCAATGATCGGCATGGACCGCGAAACCGGCAAGGCGCTTGCGGGTGCCGACCATCTTGAACAGTCGATTGGCGATATCCTCGGCACGCCACTGGGCACACGCGTCGCACGGCGGGAATATGGATCGTTGGTCCCGCATTTGCTGGATCAGCCGAACAATGAATTCGGACGCATGCGGATATTCGCTGCCGCGGCGCTTGCTCTGCTCCGGCAAGAGGGCCGCGCTCGCCTTTCCCGCGTCGTGCTTTCACCCGGAAAACTCCCGAATGAGGCCGTCATCACCGTGACCGGTCGCCGCACCGACATCACCGCCGCCCCTACTTTCTCCGCCTCCACCACAATCCGCGC